CTGGCTGGTTCAGCCACAGCTGACGAACCTAATCACCGATCTCGGCCCTGATCTGGGCCTGCCGAAATATTACGACGTGGTCGCGGACAGTCGCGCTCTAGCCACGATGCATATTCATCACTCTCGCGTGCTTCGGTTCGAAGGGCTTGATCTGCCCTATTACCAGAAGTTGGTTGAGATGATGTGGGGCCAGTCGGTAATCGAGCGCATCAAGGATCGCCTGGTCGCCTTCGACAGCGCGACCGTCGGCGCCGCGCAGTTGGTCTACAAAGCGCACCTTCGCACGATCAAGATCGACGGCTTGCGCGACATTATCGGCACCGGTGGCCCGGCCTATGAAGCGCTGTTCAAGTTTATGGAATGCATTCGCGTCACGCAAAGCAATGAAGGGCTGACACTTCTCGATAAGAACGATGAGTTCGACGTCAACCAGTACACCTTCTCGGGTCTTAGCGACATCATACTGCAGTTCGGCCAGCAGCTTTCCGGCGCCTTGCAAATCCCGCTGGTGCGTCTATTCGGCCAATCGCCGGCGGGCCTAAACAGCACCGGCGAAAGCGATCTGCGCACCTACTACGATAACATCAATAAGACGCAGGAAAGGATGCTGCGGCCGATTTTGAACCGGCTGTTCGATGTTCTGCATCGCTCCGTGATCGGCGACGAATTGCCGGAAGATTTCAATTACAAATTCCGGCCGCTGTGGCAGCTGAAAGAAGAAGAAAAAGCCGACATCGCGAACAAAGACGCGGACACCATGACAAAGCTGATAGACGGGCAGCTTATTAGTCCTGCCACGGCCCTCAAGGAATTACGCCAGGCGGGCGAAGTCTCGAACCGATTCAGCAATATCACGGACCAAGACATAGCCGAGGCTGATGAACATCCGCCAAGCGGCGAGGAGGTCGGCAGCGATGAACCCGATGGGGACGAAGACAACGACAAGTCTGCCTAGGCACGGGCTGATCCTATGCCCGGAATGCCGTGCGTCGTGCCTCAGTTGGAACATGATTTGCTGGCGCTGCGGGGCTGATCTCGATGAAGAGAGAGAAATCGCCGTTCGAGAAGACGAAGACGGCCGAAGCAAACTATGCGCGTGATCTGCGCCGTGTGGCGCGTGAGATAGGTTACATAATCCAGCGTTTCGGATCGCTCGACCTAACGCGCTTTCCATTCCTGCGCGACGCCCTTGCGCGGTACTCAGAAATATTAAAGCCATGGGCCGAGACCCGCGCGCAGATGATGGTGCAGCAGGTCAGTAAGGCCGATGAACGTGCCTGGAAAACGGCGACCGAAGAACTCGGCCGCGGCATTCGAGAAGAAATCAAAAGTGTGCCAATCGGGTTGCGCTTCCGGGAATTAATGCAGCAACAGGTGACGCTCATTACGAGCATGCCGGCGGTTGCAGCGGAACGCGTTCACGGACTGGTGATCAAAAATGCCGAGCAATCAGGTCGCGCTTCTGAGATTGCCCGAGAAATCGCGCGATCTGGCGCTGTGGCGGCGGCGCGCGCAACGCTTATTGCGCGAACAGAAGTATCACGGACTGCTTCTGTACTTACTCAAGCCCGAGCTGAGTTTGTTGGCAGCGACGGATATGTCTGGCGGACCGCTCACGATCAAGATGTTCGACCAAGCCATCGAAAGATGGAGGGAAAGTTTGTCAGGTGGGACAGCCCGCCAACGCTCGACGGCCTCACAGGACACGCCGGCGCCTTACCAAATTGCCGCTGCTACGCGGAACCCATAATACCCAAGGAGTTGCTGGAATGAAGAAGCTTTCAGCTTTGCTGGTGCTGCTCGCGCTTCTGCGCGGATCGGACGCCTATGCTACCACATCGACCATCGACACGTCGCAGCCCGCCCAGGGCAGCGCGTTGTCATCCGCCGTGTTACGGCAGAACTTCCAGCGAGCCTGGAACGACATCACGAATTTATACACCCTGATTGGCAGCAGCCTGACGTTAGCAGCCAACCAGGTGACGGGATCTCTGACCGGCGGTACCCCGAGTGGTTTGAACATGCCGCCATGCTCTTCTGTCGGCCAAGCTCTACAGTGGGTTTCAAGCAGCGGATTCCAATGCTCAACCACTGTGCCGAGTGGCACAGCCGCCGGCGATCTTTCTGGAACATATCCAAATCCTTCTCTGGCCAACACATCGCAAGCCAGAACTGATTTAGGGCTTGGATCGTCTGCTGTATTGAATACCGGAACATCGGGCTCAACTATTGGTTTACTGAACGGAAACAACACCTATTCCGGTTCCGACATTTTTACGGGCGTTGATAAGTTCAATCTCAACACGACCTCACTGCCCACGGCACAAACCGGAACTGTTGTTCAAATAGGTAATGCCGACACCGTGATTTCTCGCGTTGAAGACGATTGCTTTGGTGCCTCTTGTCATTTTACCGCCGTGAGAACTGATGGAACAAATTCTTCTCCGACGACATTGCAGGCGAACGATCCAATCGGCGGATTTAATGCCTGGGGCTATAATGGAACAAGCACAGTCGGTCCAAAAGCTTCCCTTGATTTCTATGCCAATCAGAACTGGTCATCAGGAGCAAATGGCACCTATGGCATTATCTCGACCACACCAAATGGATCTACAACTTTAACTTCGGTTCTCAAATTTGAGAATGATGGCGGCATTGATACCCCGAATGCAGTCGGCGGCGATAAGGGACCGGGGACAATAAATTTGAATGGTGTTTTTTCAACCAACGTCTCAAGCACCGGTTATGCCGGTTTCTTTTCGGGCACTGGGACCGGCGCATCCTATGGAGTTTATAGCTCTATGACCGGTGCGGCGAATACGGGTTATGCCGGTTATTTCTCAAACACCTCAAGCGGCGGTTGGTCGGTTTATGGAAGCGGCATAGCTTCCTTCAACACAGCAGATATTCGTCCGCAACCACTAACCATATCGGCGAATGCAGTCGCGACCGATATATCGACCGGAAATTATTTTTATGTGACCCTGTCACATACTGCCACCACGACCGTTAGCAGTCCCACAAATCCACGAGATGGGGCCGCTCTTTGGTACGAATTTACGCAAGACGCCACGGGCAGCAATCTTGTTTCGTGGGGAACAGCTTTTGATTTTGGCACTGCAGGAACTCCAACGCTGACAACGACAGCGAACAAAATTGATCTAGTCGGTTTTCGATACAGCGCTCGAAATTCGAAATGGATCTACATTGGCGTTGGCCAAGGATATTAATATGAAGAAGATTTTTGCTCTTCTTCTTTCCCTTATTTTATGGGCAAACGTAGCAAAAGCTGTCCCTACTATTGATGCGCACGTCTATAGTTTTTGTAACGCTACATCTCCTTGCACAGCTTCAATCACGACAACACACACCAATGATATAATCATTGTTTTGCTTGGCGAGTATGGTGCAAATGCTGGTGCGCCAGGAGCCATCAGCGATACGTCAACCCTCTCATGGACTACGCGGGCAAACACAAACATAAGTGTTGGTGGTTCTAATCATCTCGGCATGAAAGAAGCATGGTCGCTTGCTGCAAGCACGTTATCAGGAGATACGATCAGCGGAGTTTGCGCGGTCACTGTTTTAGGATGTTTTGTCGAGGCTTATGCCATAAGCGGAATTAATACGACGACGCCTTTCGATGCTAATGTTGGTTTGCCTTACATCGGTACATCGACCGCTCAATCATCATCAATTTCAGATACTGTAACGACATCGAACGCCAGTGATTTTATTATTTTATCATTGTCGACTGGTGGTGGTTTGGCCGGTGGCGGCCCGGCCGGCACTATTAGTGAACCTGCTGGTTTTACGAAGCTCGATGGCGATACATCGCAAGATTTCGGATACAACAATATAAGCAGTATTCAATCATCTGTTGTCTTTACGGATTCTTGGACTGGTACTGGATCTGGCGGAGGTCAATATCCATTTCTGAAAATATTCTTTGTTGACGCTTTGCAATCAGCAGCGCCTATCAATAAAGGCATTTTATTAAATAGCGTTTTCTGATGAAAAAATATATTCTCTTTCTCCTATTGTTGTGGGGAACGCCGGCATTCGCCACAACCTCGACGATTGACCCTACCCAGCCTGCACAAGATTCTGATCTAGATAGCCAAGTCATTCGCGATAATTTTCTCGCAGCCTTCAACGACATAAATTCGCTATGGACGCAGCTTAGCCCTGCCACTCTCACAGCTAATCAGGTACTTGGTGCAATCACGAATGGCCCTGCGATTGGCCTTACGATGCCCATTTGTAATGGTGTTTCGCAGGCGTTAAGTTGGACACCCGGCGGAGGATTTGGATGCACAAACATCATTGCCAATTCGGCTTCTGGCCCCGCCGGCGGAGATTTGACTGGAAACTTTCCTAATCCTCAATTGGCGAACAGTAGCCAAGCACGCACAGATTTGGGGCTAGGAAGTGCCGCCGTTCAGAACATAGGAACGACGGGTGCTGTGATACCTTTGCTTAACGGAAACAATACTTTTTCCGGAATTGCGAATTTCACTGGCACGTTGGAGATCGGCAGTATCGCAACAGCGCCATCCGCGATTATTGATACAACCAATGCTGGAAATATAACTTCCGGATCGCTCGCGTATGCTCGCTTGCTACCTCTTAGTGCAAACCAATTGCTTGGCGCGCCGACGGCCGGAACTCCAGTAGGGATTAATCTGCCGTCCTGCAGTAGCCCATCAAGCGCTTTGACGTGGACTTCGAGTTCTGGTTTTGGCTGCAACTCAATCGTTGCCGGTGGATCGCCTTCTCTGTCCGGTCTTACTAGCGCCATCGCTGGTAACACATTTGACAACGCGGCCTTTGCTCAAAATTTGTCTTGGAACTCGCTTACCAACGGCACAGGAATAACGTTTTCATCTTCCTCGGTGACGGGCGGAAGCGTTATCAATGTCACCAACTCGAACGCCTCAACAACCGGTTATGCCGGTTACTTTTCGAATACTGGCACCAATCCGCCTTACGGATCGCCGGGTTATGCAGTTTATGCAAGCGGGAATTTGGGTGTCTCCGGCAATTGCGTGAATTGCCAGGGACATGGATTTAATACGGCCCAGATCGATCCATTTTCAAAGCTGAGCGGTATGGTTGCGCGCGCACAATGGCAGGCGGCATCAAAAGGCGCTGCACCTTTCATCAGCGAAATGAGCAATCCTAATCCTGCTGCTGCATGCGGCGAGACGAAGATGATCGCCAGCTATAATGGACCAAGTGTCCAGGTCACGCGCGCTTCAGATAGCGCTACAATGGACACTCAGTTTTTGCCAAATGGGGTGATCGACGTAAATCAGGAGATCGCATTCGCAGGATCATCAAGCATCACAATATCGAAATGTTATGATCAAACTGGAAATGGTCGTGACTTTCCGCAGCCTACAGCCGCTAATCAGCCGGGCGTAGAATTAACCGTGCTGCGCAACGGCGCACCGGCCATGATTGGTGGGTCAACTTCTTGGCTCAACATTCCAAGCAGCGTTGTAATGACGAGTAGCCAAAACATGGCTGTCTTTGCAGCTATGTCCGGCGTGCAAAATGGGCGCGGCGTCGGTGCTTTCCAAGTAGGATCGGTTTCGCTGGCTTTGACGCCGATATCGGCAAATAGCGTTCAGGGAAATATTGGATCGAACGGTTTCAATTTTGGTACTACCGCGAGCATGCCGAATGCGAACGGTACTGCCATAGGACTTAATCTCGGCAGTTCTACCATCACTTATTATCGGAACAACACCAGCTTCAGTACGGCACAAGTTGCGAATGTTGCTGGCTCGACTGGCGGCACGTGGCCGCAACCAGGCGGCTATAGTGGTGGAAGCAGCGATCTTTTCGCCATAGTAATTTATAACACGGCACTTTCCGCCGCCGATGCAACTTTTCTCGAATATAGTCTGAACCAAGCTTATTCGTTGCCATTGGCACCGAAAGCATTGGTGGCTTTACAGGGTGACAGCATCACGGAAGGCGTTGTCGGAGGCAATTGGAATTACAACAAAAGCCTGATCCCATATCTAGGAAATGAAGTGGCGGTTTATAATTACGGCCATAGCGGGGAATTGCTGGCAGGCATGACGGCAGGACCGACCGCGCCCCAGATTTCTGGTGTGCCATCGATCGCCATTTGCTTCGGCGGCGTCAATGATGGAACGCCAGCGGCTACTCTTGAAAGCAACGCCACTACCTGGGCAACGAACACGCGCGCGTCCGGTTATACGAAGTTAGGGTTTGCAACTCTCTTTCCGCGCCGCGGTGGGGACACCGCCGACGTTCTTGCTTTCAATAATTGGATCAGACAAAACAGCGGGCCGGGATTGCTTTTCGATTTCGATGTCGACGTTTGGCAAGAGCCAAGCTTCTTGCCGAGTTGGTCGACAACAGATTCTCCGGACAATCTTCACCCGACACAGCCAGCTTATGAAAAAATTGCTCCGATTATTGCGGAACAAATCGCCAATCAACTATCAGGCCTAGTGCCTTAAGGAACCCACCATGCAATGGCAGAAATGCAGCGGGCAGATGGCGCTCGCGCTTGTGATCGTTGTCGGATTTTTCGCGGCCCTGTTCTATCTCATGAGCCACGAGATCCCGGCCGGCAATCGAGACCTCGTCAACATCGTGCTTGGCGTCCTAACAGGAACCGGTTTCGGCTCCGTGGTTGGATACTACTTCGGCTCATCGCTCGGAAGCCGCAACAAAGAACAGACAATCACGTCCACGATACAGGGCATGACGCCTGCGCCAAGTGGTGACATAAAAATAATTGCAGACTCGACATCGTTTAATGTCGCCAAACCCCCGAGTTCGCCGGCCCCCACAGCGCCGGCGGCAGCGCCTATCGTCGCCGCAGCGACGGCTCCTCAACCCTCCGGAGCACCAAGTGCCCCTTGAGCCTGGAAGCTCGCGCGCGACGATAGGCCACAATATTGCAATCGAGATAAAGGCTGGAAAACCGCGCGCGCAAGCCGCTGCCATCGCTTATCGCGAGGCTGGCGAGGACGAAGCGCTGCCCGGCGAACATCTTCGAAAGACCATGCGGTTTTATACGCCGCACGCGATCAGCAAAAATCAGTCATTGACGAATGAAGGGTTTTTGCTGTGCCGAGACGTGGCAATCGCGAGAACCGGAGAATTGATCTATGGCCCGGACGACGGAACGACGGTTGAACCGGGACGTGACGGTCTTATCCGAGTGCAGAGAGATACTGAGGAAGTCTTTCGTCCGGAAACTCTTGCGTCTTTCGAGGGCAAGCCCGTCACGAACGATCACCCCGAAGACCAGGTAGACCCTGACAATTACAAAAATTTCGCCGTCGGCCACATACAGAACGTACGCCGCGGGACCGGCATCTACGACGATTGCATAATCGCCGATCTTCTTATTCACGACAAAGACGCAATTGAAGCCGTCCGCGACGGCAAGCGCGAGGTGTCCTGCGGATACCAAGCGGAATACGAGCAAGTTGAGCCGGGTCGCGGGCGGCAATTCGACATCGTGGGAAACCACGTTGCACTGGTTGAGCGGGGCCGATGTGGCCCGCGCTGCGCAATCCAAGATAGGAGTCCAACTATGAAGAAGAAAGTTACGGTGTGGGACCGCATCCGGGCCGCTATGACGTTGAATGACGAAAAAGCGCTCGCCGAAGCGGTCAAAGATGCCGAGACCCAGATGGGCGAAGGCACGGAAGCCAATGGCGTTCAGGTGCACGTCCATAACTACGGTGAAAAAGGCGAGGACGAGGCCGATCCGAATGCAAAGAACGAAGGCAAAAAAGAAGGCGAGGAGAAGACCGGCGACGAAGGCGAAAACAGTCTTGAGCAGCGCGTTGCGAAGCTCGAAGAACTGATCAGAAAGCTGGTCGATGGCGGCGATTCCTATGATGAAAAAGAAGAAGAGACCGAAGAAGAGGAAAAGGAAGAAGGCAAAGGCAACGACAAAAAGACCAAGGATGCCGAGCACAAGGCCGCTCTGCAGGATCTTGCGTCCCGCGCCGAGCTTCTCTCGCCTGGCTTCAAGGTTCCGACGCACGACGCCAAGGCCGATCCGAAGAAATTCGCGGATTCCGTCTGCAAATGCCAGCGCAAGGTGCTCGCTTCAGCCTATGCCACCGATAGCGGAAAAAGCGTGATCGAGCCGTTCCTGGCTGGCCAAGACGCCGACTTCGATAAGATGGCGGCACCAACCGTCGCGATCATCTTCACAGGCGCTTCCGAACTCATCCGGCAGAAGAACAACGCCGGCGGCACTCGCGACAAGCTCACCGTGCGCGATTTCGGCAAGACCGTGACCCCTGCATCCATCAACGCTGCGAATGCCAAGTTCTGGGCAGATCGCAAACAAGCCTAAGGAGATCAAATATGAGAATCCAGACAAACGACGTGGCTTTCCTCGACCGTATGCCTTCCGGCATTCCGGGCGATCTGTCCCGCAAAGAAGGCGCGATTGTCGAAGCCATGAACTATGACGCGACCAATCCGCCGGCGGCGTTCGGCCAGTTCGTCGTGATCGACGGCACAAGCCATAACGCCCGCAAGGTTCTGGCCGGCGATGCAGGAAGCGCCATTTACGGCATTCTTCTGCGTCCTTTCCCGATCAGCAACACCAACACCACGGACGGTCTCGGCACTTCGACGCCGAACACCACTTATCCGGCCGATGTTTGCAAAAAGGGTTATGTCAGCGTCCTTCTGCAAAACTCGACGGCACCGGTTAAGGGTGGACAGGTCTATGTCCGCACGGCGGCAACGTCAGGCAATCTCGTTCAAGGCGGTATCGAAGCCGCAGCGAGCGGTTCGGGCGTTTCAGCGGCGAAGTCGGGCGGCAATACCGGCAATGGCGTGACAAGCGCTATTACGGCTGGAGCTTTAGCGCAACCCGGTGTGTACAAGGCCCGTGTGGAATCCGCTGGCACGAATATCGCGCTGTGGAACCTTTACGATCCGAACGGCAACCTGATCGACTCTCAAGGTTATTCCGGATCTGGCCAAGCGGTTACGTTCACGAACCAGCAGCTTGTCCTCACAATCACGGACGGCAGCACCGACTTCGTTGTCGGCGACGGCTTCGACATCACCGTGACCGCGACCAACGTCCCTGTTCCGAACGCGACGTTCATGGGACCGGCGGATGCCAACGGCAACACCGAAATCGCCTACAGAATGTAATCCAAAGGAGATCATGAACATGAATACCGACCACCTCACGTCCAGCCTGATCATGCCGCCCAAAGGCTTTTCGTCTGTGCGCAAGCGCGTGCAAACGAATGATCAGCTGTTCACTTTCGATCGCGCTACGATCGACAGCACCGGTGCGTTCCTTATCAATGAGTTGGAACGCCTCGATCCCGCTTTGCATGAACCGCTTGTCAGCGTGACTTGGTCGCGCGACATCGATTTGCGCGAAGACGTCTCGATTGCCGATGAAACTTCGAGCTTCACCAACAGCACCTTTGCGGCCGCTGGCGGAATGAACCCGAAGGGCAAAGCCTTCATCGGTAAGGACAGCACCCAGATTGCCAATATGGCGCTGGACATCGCCAAAACTCCAAACCCACTTTACCTGTGGGGCATGGAACTTGGCTATTCCATCCCTGAGCTTGAAAGCGCTCAGAAATTGGGTCGCCCAGTCGACCAGCAAAAGCTTGAGGGCATCAAGATCAAGCACAATATGGACATCGATGAGATGGTTTATATCGGCGACACCGACATGAACAAAACCGGCCTCGTCAACAGCACTGCTATTGTCAGCAGCACCGGCAACGCCGTCACAGGCGCATGGCTCGGTGGCTCTACGACGCCAGCGCAGATTTTGGCGGACGTCAATGAGTTGGTCACGGACGTGTGGAAAAAGTCAGGCTACGCGGTATGCCCGTCTGACCTTCTCATTCCTCCGGCGCCTTACGGCTATCTGGCGGCAACCCCTGTCACGACTGCCGGTTCGGTTTCGATCCTCAAATTCCTCGAGGACAATTCCGTATCGATGCGCGTGAATGGTCGCCCGCTGCGCATCGCTCCGGTGAAGTGGCTAACTGGCCGCGGCTCCGGCGGTACGGCATTCACCGAAAATGGTCACGGCCGTATCGTGGCCTACACGAAGGACAAGCAGCGCGTCCGCTATCCGCTGGTTCCGTTGCAGCGCACTCCGATCGAATACCGCTCTATCTATCAGATGTGCACGTATTTCGGTCGCCTGGGCTGCATGGAGTTCGTGTATCCGGAAACCATCGGCTATCGCGACAACATCTAAGAGGAAGGGGGCCGACATGGCTAAGCGGCAAATCAACGTCCATACGGCCTTCACTCTTAGGCTTCCGAGCAATGAAACATGGCTTTCCACAAGGGAGCTACGTTTCGAACCCGGCGTTCAGCAAGTCGATGATGAAGTAGCGGATCATAGCTATACGCAGAATTTCATCCATAGCGATGAAGCCGAAAAGCCCGCGCAGCAAAGGGAAAGCGGTTCCAGTGAGCCAGAGGAAAAGTTGCAGGAAGCACCGGCTGAAGTCGATGCAGCCAGCGATGAAGCCGAAAAGCCCGCGCAGAGCCGCTTTGGCCGCGGCCGGGCCAATCGGTGACGATTGCCTATAGCGACTTCGTTACGAACTTTCCTGAGTTCAGCAACACAACAAATTATAGCCAGGGACAGGTAGAGTTCTACCTGAACCTTGGCTATCAGCTTTGCTCGTCGTCACGCTGGGGTTCTTTGCAGGATTATGGCGTTCAGCTTTTCACGGCGCACCGCCTTGCCGTGGGGCGGCAGCGCGTCAAGGGTGCGGCGAATGGTGCCGTGCCAGGCATTACGCAGGGTGTGGTGGCCGGCAAGAGCGTCGACAAGGTATCGGTCAATTACGATGCCAACAATGTGACGCTGGAAAAAGGCGGCGATTATAATCTGACGACATACGGCATTGAGTTTCTCCGCCTCGCGCGCATGGTCGGCGCCGGCGGCGCGCAGCTATGAACACGGCCGTCACCGTCGTTCAGGATCACACGGGCGATCTTGAAAAGGCACTGGCCGCGCTCACCGAGAACATCGTCTATGTCGGTATCCCTGCCGACAATACGAACCGCACCGACGATGATCCGCTTGGCAACGCGGCCATTGGCTATATTCAGGAAAATGGTAGTCCGATAAATAACATACCGGCTCGCCCGTTCCTGGTGCCAGGTGTGCAATCGGTCGCTGACAAAGTTGCTGGCATATTCCAGAAGGCCGGTGAAAACGCACTCAGCGGAGATCTGACCGCCGTACAGCAGGGCATGAATGCGGCAGGACTCGCCGCACAATCTGCAGTAAAACGCCACATTACCGAAGGCATTCCTCCGCCACTGGCGCAATCGACGCTGGCAGCGCGCGCCGCGCGCGCCGTGAAGCGCACGAAACCGCTCATCGATACTGGCCAACTGCTCAATTCGATCACTTACGTCATTCGGAAAAAATAATGGCTGATCTCGATGTCTCCGATGTGCTGGACGATCCCGATTTCAGCGACCCAATAATCATAACCCGCAAGACGCAAGAAGTCGCCAACAGCGGCTTTGAGTTCAACCCGGCCACAACGAAACTGAATATTTATGGCGTGGTGACAGTCGGAAGTATGTTGCCGATGCAACGCGCCGCCGATTCCGAACTGGCGAAGAAAGTGATCACGGTTCACACACGCACGACGCTTTACGCGGTGCAGGCTGGATTTGAGCCGGACATTGTGACGTGGAACGGAAACAATTACGTCGTCAAGAAACCAAACAATTGGTCGCATTTCGGACAGGGCTTTACCGCCAATGAGTGCGAGATGATTGATACACAGGATGCCTCGACATGACTATCACGACGAGCGCAACCGGCGGCACGCTTATCCCGGAAGATAAGAAGTGGGACGATCTTGGTGCCAAATACAATCAATACGGCGATTTCTGGGATCGAAAGCCGCCTCATTACGACGACGATCTTTCACGTTTTTTGCAACCGCTTTTCAGCGGCATGTCGGGCATTGTTGGAAACCTAGTGCTGCCACGCTGGCAACCGGTGCCATCGAATATGCAGGCACAAAACATCAACTGGATGGCATTCGGCGTCGATAATCTTAAATCCGACACCTACAGCGCTATCATACACGCAAGTAAGACATATGAGGCACCGGGCGCGAAATTCGACGACGGGAGTCGTTATTCCGGTGATCAGGATCAAGCCAGCGGTGATTTTGATACCGGTCAGACTTTCGATGCCTCACCCGAGCCCTACGACGTATCACAGCAGCAATATGACAAGCCGGACGCCACCTTAGACGATGGCCAGACTTTCGACATCAATGCGGCCGCTCTGCAGGGTGATATTCTCTACCACCAAGAAGAGATCGGCGTGCTCTGCACGTTTTACGGCCCTTCTTGCATGCGTAATGCCTCGCGGCTGCGCGATGGATGGCAGATAGCGCAAAACCGCGAAGCCCTGCAACTGGCCGGCATGGGATTTATCGACGCCGGCGACATGATCCAAGTGCCGGAATTGGTCAATAACATCTGGGTTCGGCGCATCGATCTCTTGCTGAATTTCCGCCGCGCGGTGGTCCGCGTTTACCCCGTGCTCGACATTCTCGAATTGAGCGGCAACGACCAACTGGTCACGGATGTGTCGCCGCTTACCCGCAACATCAAAGTCACCCTACCTAATCAACAGGGAGTTTAACAAATGTCTCAAGGTTTACCCGTATCGAGACTAATTGACGTCTCGGTCAATCTCGCTCCGCTTGGTGCGCAATTTCTCAATGTCGACTCCCTTCTTATCATGGGCGACAGCAATGTAATCGATGTTAGCCAGCGCATTCGCACTTATGGCGATCTGCAGGAAGTGGCGGCGGATTTCGGCACCTCGGCGCCTGAATATCTCGCGGCCGAGCTTTTCTTTTCCCAAATTCCTCAGCCGACACAACTTTATGTCGGGCGCTGGGCGCATAGCGCGACGGCGGGCATTTTGAATGGCGCCGCCCTTAACTCTACGCAGCAGCAATTGAGCAATTTTACAGCTATCAGCAACGGTGGTGTCGATTTCACGATCGATGGTGTTGCGCGCAATTTGACGGCCCTCAATTTCACCGGTGCCAGCAATCTTAACGGCATCGCCACGATCATCACGACGGCGCTCTCGGGCCACGCAACCTGCGTATGGACAGGTGAATTTTTCCAAGTCACGTCGTCGACCACCGGAACAAGCTCAACCGTCGCCTATGCCACGGCCGGAGCCGGTACGGACGTATCAGCGCTACTCGGCCTCACTTCGGCCAGTGGTGCATCTACACCAATCAACGGCATCGCAGCCGAAAGCGCGCTGGCTGCCGTCACGATCCTCGATGATCTGAAGACGCAGTGGTATGGCCTTACGGTCGCGTCTCCAGACATCGTTGATAACGATCACATTGCCATCGCAGGATATATCCAAGCTTCCGGCAATCCGCATATTTATGGCATCAGCACGACCGAACCCGGCGCTCTTGTTTCGACCACCACGACCGACATCGGCTCAGAGATTATGGCGCTCGGCTATACGCGCACATTCTGCAGCTGGAGTTCGTCAAATTCTTATTCCGCTGCCTCGATCTTCGGGCGTGAGTTCACGGTCAATTTCCAGGGCAACAACACCGTTATCGATCTCATGTACAAGCAGGAGCCAGGGATCGTCGCGGAAAATCTAACTTCCTCGCAAGCCGCGGTGCTTGATACCAAGCGCTACAATTACTTCGTCAATTACAACAACGGCACGGCTATTATCGAAAATGGCTGGATGTCCGGACCGGCCTTTATCGACGAAATTCATGGAACCGACGCGCTCGCGAACGAACTGCAGGTCAATGTTTTCAACCTGCTCTACACCAATCCGACGAAGATCCCACAGACCGACGCCGGCGTGCATCAGATTGTGAACGTATGCGAGGCGACTTGCGCGGCCTTCGTCGCCAATGGACTGCTCGCGCCCGGCACCTGGACCACCGGCGGTTTCTGCAACCTTAAGCAGGGCGATTTCCTTGATCGAGGATATTACGTTTATGCCGAGACGGTAGCGCTGCAAGCCACAGCGGATCGTGCTGCGCGAAAATCGCCGCCTATTCAGATTGCCGCGAAACTCGCCGGTGCCGTCGACACGGTCAACATCCTCGTCAACGTAAATCGCTAGGGAGCTTTAAATCGCCGTATCAACTTATTCCTTTCTTGACGTCCAGGCCGCGATCAACGGACCTGGCGGCTCGATTAATCTCGGCGCTGGCGCCGCGACCACAGAGGAAGGCATTACCGTTTCTTATCGCGACGATAAGAACATTCAGACCGTATCTGCCGACGGTAGCGTGATGAACAGCCTCAATGCCAGCAAGGCGGGGCAAATCGTTGTGCGCTTGCTCAAAACATCGCCTGTCAATGCACAGTTGAGCCAGATGTACAATGTACAATCCCAATCCTCTGCGGCTTGGGGCCTTAACGTCATTTCGATCAAAAATCCCGTTTCCGGGGATTCGATCACGGCCACCTATGGAGCCTTCAAAAAGCATCCCGACGTCACTTACGACAAGAACGGCCGCTATAACGAGTGGGCTTTCGACTGCATGCTCGATAGCAGCCTCGGCGGCGGCTTGCTCGCGAATCTTGCGACGTTTGGTGCCGGATCGGTTTAATCGGAAACGGGGGTTTAAATGGCAGAGTTTGAGATCGACGGGGTTAAATACCAATCCGATAAATTACCTCTTTTCACGCAGTTTCACGTTCTGCGCCGCATGGGATCGTTATTCTCAAGTATCGTTGGTGCCGGAGCCGTGCGGGATAAAGATCCCCTTCTGGCAATCGGATATATCGCAACGGCCGTATCGAAGCTGTCCGAGGACGATGCCAATTATGTGCTGAAAAACTGCCTCTCTGTCGTCAAGAAATTACAAGGTGCCGTTTGGGCGCCTTTGATGTCAGCGACCGGCAACCTCATGTTCAATGATTTGAGCCTGCCGAATATGCTGGAAATAGCGCAAAAAGTTCTGGAGGACAATTTCGGCCCTTTTATCGACGCCCTCTTGCAAAAGGCATCCGCAGCAACCCCGGCTCAGGAATAGACGCCGCGGTAATGCCGGAGGGCGACGACTGGCTTATGCGGCCGGTCATGAAAGGCCTGTGCTCATACGAGAGCCTCAAAAATGGCGCGCTTGACATTTGCGACATAGCCCGCATGAACGACGCGATCGACGTTCAGTTAGAGAACGATTACCGCATCGCCCAGGCGAATAAGGACAAATGATATGGCGCAGACGTTCACGCTTAAGGAATTTCTCGTCGCGCTTGGTTTTAAGATCGACGACAGCAAATATAAAAAATTCACCGACTCCATTGCGGGCGCAACCAAGGCGGTAAACACACTCGGAATTGCCACGGCGATCACCGAGACCAGCCTTATGGTTATGATGGCTCGGGTTTCCGAGGCTATGGAAAAGATGTATTTCGCGGCGCAGCGCACCGGTAGCGCCGTGGCGGCGATGAAAGGGTTCGATTACGCCGTCAGTAATCTCGGCGGCAGCGCGGATTCCGCGCAAGCCTCACTAGAAAATCTGGCGCACTTCATACGCAGCTATCCAGGTTCTGCGGAGTTCTTGGAAAAACTCGGCGTTGCGCCGGAGCATGTGCATGACGCCGTCGCGGCGATGAGGGATTTGAGTGTCACGTTCCAGCATATGCCGTTCTGGCAGGCGCAGCCTTTTGCCAATGTGCTCGGAATCGACGAAAAGACGCTGCTCGCGATGCAGAGTGGTCAGTTAACACAACAGCTTCAAAACTACGATAATCTTCTACGGTCAGCCGGCGTGAATAGCGCCGAAGCAGCAAGACGAAGCAATGAATTTCAGACGGCTTTGCGCGGCGTAGGCGCTGCATCAGACATTGCCTATCAAGGCCTTATGACGATAGCTGGACCGCTGATCTGGATATTGCATTATGTCCAGGCGTTAGAGGTCGGAATTGCGCGGCTCACGCAGCATCCTCTTAAAGCGCTTGGTAGCGGGCTTTATAATTACATTTTTGATCACGGCGCGTACCTCAAGAATGTGACTGAGGCCGGTGGTTTTAATGCTCCTTCAGCTTCGACAACGACAAGTTCTTGGCAGAAAACGGTCGATTACTTCAAAAGCAAAGGCTGGAGTGACGCGCAAGCGATTGGTATCGCGGCCAATCTACAGGCTGAGAGCAATTTCAATCCAGGTGCCGTCGGCGATCACAATACCGCTTACGGCATCGCGCAGTGGCACAAGGATCGCCGCGCGGCATTCAAAGCCTGGGCCGGACACGATATTTACGGTTCATCCTTAGATCAGCAACTTGCGTTCATGCAGTATGAGTTGACGCAAGGCGGCGAGAAGAGCGCTGGCGCAAAGCTGCGCGGCGCGACGAATGCCTATGATGCCGGGCGGCTGTTTTCAGATTTCTATGAGCGGCCCGCTCTTAGCAGCGAAGGAGATATTCGCGGCCGTATTGCGCAGAACGCCGCCGCATCAGTAAACCAGACGAACAATTTCAACATCACCGGCAGTGATCCGCAAGCGATCGCCGCCGCCGTA